TTCCGCTTTATAATGAAATCCTCGATAAGCAACCAGAACATCCGTTGGCCGGACCGAATAGCTGTTTCATTCAAACCTTATGCGATTGCACGCCAGAGGATTTATTGGCGCAGCGTAAGCGTTGGTACAGCGCTCATCGGTATAAAGGAACGGTCAAAGGCCATAACGTTCACGATCGATCATGGCCGCGGCCATTGCGAGTTGGCTATGTATCGCCTGACTTCAAGACACATTCGGCTTCGATGATTTACCGTAATGTAATTATGCATCACGATCTGAATGTTGTGGTGCCGTATTTTTATTCTACGCTTCCGGTCGATCCGAATACCGATATGTTCACCAAGCAATTTATGGATTCGGCTGGCGATCGCTGGCGAGATCTTGTCGGGAAAACCGATGATGAAGCTGAGCGCATGATCCGCAATGATGAGATCGATATTCTGGTCGATCTTGCTGGCCACACCAATGGTAATCGTCTGACGATCTTCACACGGAAGCCGGCGCCAATCCAAATCTGCGCATGGGGCTTCGCCCATGGAACGGGGTTGCCTGAGATAGATTATTTCTTTGCCGATGAGGTATCGGTGCCGCAGAACGAGCGGCAATACTTTGCCGAGAAGATCTATGATTTGCCATGCATTCTGACTTACGAGGATGTGGGTCAAGGCGGCATTGGCAATGGTTCCGATCACATTCCGTTCCGGCAGAATGGCTACATCACCTTTGGCAGTTCCGCTCGTTATGAAAAGCTGTCCGCTGAGTGCTTGAAGGTCTTCTCCGAGATTATGAAACGGGTGCCTGACGCGGTCCTGCGGCTGAAGGATTCGGCTTATCGCCGCCCTTATGCGATCAAGCGGGTGACGGAAGCAATGCCGGACATCGACCCGAAGCGCCTGCATTTTCTGATTGCCACTAGCCATCCGGAACACATGCAGGCTTATCGTGCGGCCGATCTCCAGCTTGATCCGTTTCCCCATGGTGGTGGCGTAGTAGCGCTAGAACAGATTTTCATGGGATTGCCGATTATCACTCTGCGAGGCCGGCAACCATCTGGTCGTAATACGGCCAGTGTTCTCCACGCCATGGGGCGCGACGAGTGGATTGCCGACACCAAGGAACAGTATGTGGAGATTGCCGTCCGGTTGGCTGACGATATTAAGACGCTGCGCGCCTGTCGTAATAGTCTGCGCGGTGAACTTTTGAACTCGCCTGTGGTAAAAGGTTATCGGGAAGCTGTGGAGGCAGCTTACCGGGATATCTGGGAGAAGTTTATCGGCAAGCGGGCGGCACCACAGGCAGAGGTGTTGCCGCCAGCGAAGAAGAAAGGACGACCGAAGAAGGAAGTGCCAGTTCCCCCACTGACTGGAAACGGCAAGGATGGCCTCGAGCGGCACCTATAACTTTGCGCCTAGTAACGGTGAGTTGGTTCTATCCGCTTACGAGCGGATACAGATCCGTGCGCCTGAGATTCGCCAGGAACATATGTTCACTGCGCGCCGCGAATTGAACTACATGTTCAGTTCGTGGTCGAACATGACGCCGAACCTCTGGGAGGTGATCCGGACCCAGACGACGCTGGTCAAAGGCACTGCTACCTACAGCATTCCGCCGCAGTTCATTATGATCTTGGACGCCTCGATCGTCCTGAATTTCGGGCTGGCAAATGAATCGCGCCGTTACATAACGCCGATCAGCCGTACCGAATATCTGAGCTTCTCCAATCAACAGGTTCTCGGTCCGCCGACCGTGTTCTGGTTTGACCGGCTGATCTCGCCGACCGTTACGTTCTGGCCAGTGCCGGATCAGAATTCGACCTACACCTTCGATTGGTACGGCTGCACACAGCAGTTCGACGCCAACCTTGCCGGTGGCGAAACGCCGGATATCCCGTATCGCTGGATCGATGCTTTAGTTGCCGGCTTGGCGCATCGATTAAGTCGCGTCTACGCACCACAACTTGAACAGCAACGCAGCGCTGATGCTGATAAGGCATGGGAAGCCGCGGCGGCTCAGGACACTGAGAACGTTGGGTTCATGCTGGCACCGGGCCTCGCGCAGTATTACCGGAGGTAAATCATGCGACCTCACCCTAGACGTACTGTTACTAACCCGCGCAATCCTCGAGCGTGGGGAACGTGCGATCGATCAGGATTTATCACGAACCATGAGAAGCTGTGCTGGCAGTTCGACTGGCGCGGTACGCACATCGAGAACCTTCACATCTTGGTTTGTGCGGACATGCTGGATGAGCCGCAGCGTCAGCTCGGGGTGCTGATCCTGCCGCCAGATCCGGAACCGATCATGAATGCGCGCCCTGAACCATATGCGATGGAGGAAATGACCACGCGCGTGGAGATGGATAAGGTCACCGATCGCACGCAGATGGATACGACGCAGCGCGAGGAAAGCAATCTGCAAGGTACGCGCACTGTCGTACCTCCGGTGTAAGCTATGGTTGCAACTCCCGGCACTATCCCGGCAATGACGCCGTATCAACCCGGCGCATTGCCGTGGTCCGGTCAAGAAGTCATAGAGATCGCATCCAGTAATAATGCGACCGTGGCCGTCACTGGCTATGTGCCGCTGACTGATGTTCTCGGCAAAGGCATCAGCCAATTGCCGTTGGTTGTGCCGACAACTGCCGATCGGGTGGCGATCTTCCAAGCATCTACTGGTCTGCCAAAGTCCGCTACCTTTGGCAGTATCTCAGTGCCGGCTGGCAATGTGAACACAGGTGGTGGCACTGGTACGCTCTATGTCAAGAATTCAGCGACGAACTTTGACGCAAGCTTTACGACGACGCTGCCGTGTAACGGAACACCGACCGGAATTCCGAATCTGCCGAACGGCACTACTGGTCACGCACCAATGGTGTTCGATACTGCGAATAACAAGCTCTGGTTTTACAACGGGGCGTGGAAGGGCGCGACGTTTAGCTAATGCCGTACAACTATACCGCTTATGTGAATTCGATCGGGGCGCTCGCGGTGGTGACGACGACTGATGTGAATTTCCAAAACATGCTTCCGAATGCCATTGACTATGGCGAACAGCGTATCTTTCGTGATCTGAACCTAATCGCAAACCGAGTGAGGGATCAGACTGGAGCCTTTACGGCTAATAGCCGGACGTTAGCGCTGCCTAGCTCGGCAGGAACGTTTGTTCAGATCCAGGCTGTCAACGTGGTCACGCCGTTTACAGCGACAGTGCTGACAGGCACGCGCAATTCGCTGATCCCGGCAGCGCTGCGAACTATCGATTTCCTTTATCCGCTTGAGACCACGTCAGGCACATCGGTCCCGTATCTCTACGCGCATTTCAATCAGACCACGCTCATTGTTGGTCCTTCGCCGGATCAGAATTATCCCGTCGAGGTGATCGGCACTATCCGGCCGCTACCGTTGTCCGCCAGCAATGGGACAACGTTTCTCTCGCAGTATCTGCCTGATCTGTTCATAGCGGCCTCGATGATCTTCGTATCTGGTTATCTCCAGAATTTCGGCCAGCAATCCGACAATCCGCAGATGGCGCAAAGCTGGGAGAAGCAATACGAAAGCTTGCTGGAGAGTGCCGGGAAGGAAGAGGTCAGGAAGAAATTCGATATGGCCTATTCCGGAATTAGGACGGCCACGCCGGCCGCTGGTGGCCCAGTATGATGACGTACAGCGATTTGGTTCTGCGCTTTGTCGAGCTAGGCGGGACGATCCAAGCCGATATTAATTTGCCGATTGCTATTCCGGCAGCGATCGATGCTGCCGAGAACCGTTGCTATCGCGATCTCGATCTGCTTGCCACCGTTGTTGCCGATATTAGTGGGACCTTTACTGCCGGTAATAGTTTGCAGGCTTTACCTTCAGGTTCCGGCACGATGGTCGTACTTGATCAGCTTATTGCTTACACCACTGGAACCACTGTTAATCTTTTACCTGTTTCTCTTGCGTATTTGTATGCCACGGGAAGCCAGCCCAACGCGATCCCGCAATACTTTGCGATGAGAGATCAGTTCAGCGTGACTGTCTCGCCCACTCCGGATCAGGACTACGGCATGCTTGCTTACGGCACGGTTCGACCGGCGCCACTCGGATCGTCCAATATCACTACGCTATTGACCACATATTTTCCCGACATGTTTACAGCCGCGGCGATGTCATTTGCTTTGCAAAGTCAAACGGCCAGCCCGCTCGTCAGTCAGCAAGCGCAGCAATGGGAAACGAATTATCAGACCTTGCTGAAATCTGCATTAGTCGAGGAGAACCGCAAGAAATTCTATGCCGAGGGGTGGTCAAGCAAGCAACCTTCACCGATTGTAACGCCACCGAGGACATAAATGCCGTGGGGTTCGGTTAGACTGATCCCTGGAGTTAACGTCGAGCGCACGCCAACGCTGAACGAAGCAGGCGTGTCGTCGTCGCAGCTCATCCGTTACCGCGACGGATTGATCCAGAAGTTCGGTGGCTGGTCGTCGTATCTTAGCACGACGACACTCGGTGTTCCGCGAGCGTTGCATGCTTGGGAAGACCTGAACGGTAGCACTTGGTTAGCAGTCGGCACGCCATCACAGTTAGCAATCATTCCGAATGGTACGACGATCATTGATATCACGCCGCAAGTTTTCACATCGTCGTCAATTGCAACGTCTACGTTTATCATTAATTGGGAGATTGGTGGCCAAACAGTTCAATTTTTAGATTCAGCTATTAAGCCCAGCTATACGGCGGCTGGTCCCAGTATTGTCAGTTCGATTACTCCGAATATCGATGCGATCTATTTTAACACGCCAGTCGGTCTTCAGACTGCGGTGTTGAATGAGTACTTCAGTGGATTTTTTACGTCCGGCGTTCAAGTGCCTGGAGCCGGGACGACAGCATTTTCGGTGGGTTTAAGCATACCGCAAGGTCTTGGCAATGGGAGTGCAGCTACTTTTCTACCCCAGTTTACTACGCTTGCGGGGAGTGCCTATGTTCAGGTCAGTCGTGTTCTGGTTGGTGCGGCTCATTTACAACAAGGGAGTGTTATCAATTTTGATATTCCGACT